TATCTACAGTGTTTAAATTTGGATATTTAGAATAAATTTCTGATGTATTTATGTCATTTTTAGTTATGACTGATGTATTAAATTTACTAATAATTTTTGATATGCTGATGATTATTTACATAATATGCGACTATCATCAAAATCACATAGTAGGTTCGTTCTAATATAATGTGCATGCAATTCCCCTTCACAGAACGATAGAAGTTTTAAAAGGTTACACATACACATCATTTTGTTAAATAAAATTTTTCTTGATAATATTCATCGTACCCACCAGAATTATACAATTCCTTCATATAATTCACAGGAAGCTCTACAAAAGGTACTCCTCTTTCCAAACACGCATTTCTTAAATGCTCTATTTTAGAATGATATTCATCTAAATGTAAATACATCTCTCGCTGAAAACAACTAATTTTATCTTGTAACACGGAATCAGGATCCAATTTAGAAGAATCTATATATGACAACCCGCTATAAATAGTATTCAAATCTAATGGACAAACAATCTTTCCCAAATCAGAATGGTATCTAAAACTGCGCTTTAAAAAGGTAATATCTGAAATGTCTTGAAACTTATCGATTATTTCTCCTTTTGTTGAATCTGTGTAATCCATACCCAACGACTTAAAAAAATCTCGCATACTTATAGCATTGAGAATGTCAAAAAGTCTTCTGTTTAAAATCCTATTTACATTATCATCACCATAAACTAAATTTACGACGTCTCTAAGAAAATTATTTGGATCCGGTCTATACCCTGCTTTAACCATTTCTCTATGATACCACATACAAGTGTAAATTCGATTTACTAAACTATTTATCAAAGCTGTTAAATAACCACCTGATGGCATAGAATGTGATAATATCCATGAATCGTCATTAACAATAACTAATGAATATGCTAAATTATGTAACAAGAAAGAAGCTGTATTAGGGTAATTACCCTTATAAAATTTCAAGATCACATTGGCTGCTAATCTTTGAACTTGAGGTAACATTGATTTATCCCATCCTTTTATATCACCTGCAAATAAACCATCTCCAGCCAGCTTTTTATGCAATTGAGGCCATTCTTCAAATGGATTGATACCTATCATAATCTGATTAAAATTTCTATTTTTGAAAATATGAGAAACCATATTTCCAAAGCACATTTTCGTTGCAACTTGAACAGTCACAGGACATATTCTAAAAGATCTTGGCAATACCTTGTCCTTACTTCTCAGTTCATCTTTTAATGTTTCCACCCACACTACGTCTAAAGGAGTTAAAGTGTTGGATTCTGACTTACTGATAAAATCATCAAATTCAACTTTAAACTTATCTTTCATGACCTTATTCTCAAAATCAAAACACTCGTCCTTCGTCTTATATTTAAAGTAACCATTGCTAGATTTTTTATTCAAAGGAGCTAAAGTTGCATTTCCTCCTATAACTTCATTCATAGGTAAATCTTCAAATTCGATAAAATATTTTTCCAAAACTTTGCTTGCAAACATTAATTCATCGTTATTAACCGTTGACACAAACTGTCT